TCCTAATGTGTGATGGATCTGAAGCTGACTAGCAACGTAGATCGCCAGCCGAAACCCTATAGCGATGACGAGGAGGGGCTTACAGCTGCAGCCAGGTATCAACGCCTGGTCACTAGCCGTGATGCGTACCTACAAAGGGCTAGGGATTGCAGTAAGGTCACCATCCCAACCCTGATACCTGATGCAGGGGAGAAGGATCGCGGCACACTCAAGACCCCATACCAATCTCTTGGGGCAAGAGGCGTCAACTACCTAGCCAGTAAGTTACTGATCACCCTGTTCCCGCCTAACTCAGCGTTCTTTAAGTTAGAGATTGACGACCTGGTGTTACGGGCTACTGAAGGTGGCCCTGAGATCAAGGCTGAATTTGATAGCGCCCTAGTAAATGTTGAACATGCAGTGATGACTGCAATGGAGACGGCTAATGGCCGGGCTTCTATGCACGAAGCATTCAAGCATCTATTGGTTGGCGGCAATGTTCTGTTGTACGTAGCGGAGGAAGGGTTCCGTGTTATCCACTTAAACCGCTATGCACTGTGTCGTGATCCAATGGGTCATGTCATAGAAATTGTGGTGGAAGAAGAGGTCTACCCAGAGGTATTACCTGCAGATTTTCTAGAAGCAGCAAACGCTGATGACGATGACAGCGAGGGATACAGCAGCCAGAAGACACTGAAGCTATACACCCATATCGAATATGAAAACGACAAGGTGCATTGGTATCAAGAAGCAAAAGGCAAGGAGATCCCAGGCACCCATGGCATGTGTGATACCGATGTATCACCGTGGATACCACTGCGGTTTAACCGGGTAGATGGTGAGGAGTATGGCCGTGGTTATGTCGAGGAATACTACGGTGACCTGCTAGCCCTTGAAGCTTTATACCAAGCAGTGCTGGAAGGCAGTGCAGCAGCAGCTAAGATCTTGTTCCTTGTTAATCCCAACGGCACCACTCGACCACGCACCTTGGCTAATGCTGCCAATGGATCAATCATTCAAGGCAATGCAACTGATGTAACTGTTATCCAAAGCCAGAAGGCACAGGATCTAAGCATTGCTAACAGTGTGATTGATCGCATTGAAGGTCGGCTGCAGTTTGCTTTCTTGTTGAACACTGCTATCCAACGACCAGGCGAACGGGTAACAGCACAAGAGATCCGATACATGAGCCAAGAGCTAGAGGCTGGTATTGGTGGCTTGTATTCAATCCTTACCCAAGAGCTACAGCTACCACTGGTGCGTCGCTTGATGCACGTCATGCGTAAGCAACGCAAGCTGCCAGCTTTTCCTAAAGGTGATGGTGGTAAAGCCTTAGTTAATCCCAAGCCAGTTACTGGCCTTGAAGCTATTGGTCGTGGTGATGATCGCAACAAGCTGGTTGATTTTATTACTACTGTCGGCCAGGTATTAGGGCCAGACGTATTGCAGAAATACATTAATGTAGACGAGGCATTACGCCGGTTAGCCAACAGTGAATCTATCGACACTACCAACTTGGTTAAGACGAAAGAACAATTGGATGGTGAAGCGGCTGCTGCTAATGAACAGATGGTGCAACAGCAACAACAGGCAATGATGGCGCAAGGCTTGAAGTCTCCTGCCCTTGCCAACCTAGTAAACAACTACACCCAGGAAGGATCACCTTATGGCCCGCAACCAAACGACGAAGGAATACCCAACCAATTCCCCGACCCCGCCGGACAGCAACAACTGCCTGCTGGGGAAGGAGCTATTGCCCCCGGTTCCCCCGTCTGAAGAGATCATCATTACTGAACCCATTCAGTTTGAATCCACTATTGCTGCAGGTGCTCAGCCTGTAGTAACAATCAACGGCCCTCAAGAAATCACTATTAACTAACCACCATGCCCGACCCAGTTACCATCAGAACCGAAGGATCACCTGCTCTTTCGGCTGATAACATTGCTTTCCTTGAAGCCAACCCAGATGGAGAAGCCACTGAAGAAGAGTCACTACTGGCTGGTAAGTACAAGTCAGTAGAAGAATTAGAGAAAGGCTACAAGGAATTACAGAACAAGCTAAGCCAAGGCAAGCCAGAACCTGAGGCAGCCGAAGAGGTTGAAGAAGGTGAGGCGCAGTCAGAGCCAGAGTCACGGTCAGCTAAAGAGATCTATGGCGATCTAGTTGGCAGCCGCCTTGAAGAAGCAGAGATTGACTTCTCTGATATGAACAGCAGGTGGCAACAGTCGGGTGAACTTACCACCGACGACTACAGCCAACTGGATGAGGCTGGCTTCAATAAAGAAATGGTTGATGCCTACCTAGCTGGCTTGAACTATCAAGCTGCTAAGGATTCTGCATTGACTATGCAACAGGTCAATGAAGTAAAAGCCAGTGTTGGTGGTGAAGCTGAGTACGCAGCTATGGCTGAGTGGGCTTCCAAAAACCTAAGCGCAGAAGATCTTGCTGCTTACAATTCCATTGTTAATACCCAGCCATTGCCAGCTGTTAGGTTGGCTACTGCTGGTATTTACAGTAGGTACACTGGTGCTAATGGTCGTGAACCTAAGCTGATAGGTGGGCGTACACCACGTTCTGAAGGTGATGTATTTGAATCCACAGCACAAGTTGTGGAAGCGATGAGTGATCCTAAGTACCACAAAGATCCAGCTTATAGAAAGAAAGTAGAAGCCAAGCTCAGTAGATCTAAGGTCTTTTAATTATTTGGCCCTGGGTTACCGGGGCCTTTCTTATGGTCTATGCTTTTAGTACCTAGACCCACTCATTGATCGACGGCCCGTTGCGACGGACACCCCCAGTGAAAGGAGTTAAGGTCGGGGAAACCTAACCCAACTTCTCTAGGAGAAAACTAATGGCTGCTCCCAATTTTGATGCAACACGCTTAGGTCTAATCAACAACGCTGGCGGCGGCTCGTTCGCTGGCGACAACGCTATGTTCCTTAAGGTATGGGCTGGTGAAGTCCTTACCGCTTTCCGTAAAGCAACAGTGTTTGAAGCCCTTCACAAGGTTCGCACTATTAGCTCTGGTAAGACTGCTCAGTTCCCCATCATCGGTGTGAACTCAGCTTCCTACCACACACCTGGCAACCAAATCATCGGCACCCAACAAAAGGTTGCTGAAGCTACCGTCAACATTGACGACAAGCTAATCAGTTCAGTATTCCTGGCTGATATTGATGAAGCCAAGAACCACTATGACGTGCGCTCCCAGTTCTCAGCAGAGATGGGCAATGCTTTGGCATACACGTTCGATAAGAACGTAGCTGCCGTTATTGCTAAGGCTGCACGTACTGCCACCCACTTCAACACCGACCTCCCTGGTGGTACTCGCATCAAGATTGTTGCTTCTTCTAAAGCTGCAATCACTGGTGCTCAACTGGCTACTGCATTATTTGCAGCTGCTCAGAAGATGGACGAGAACAACCTTCCTGAAGGTGAGCGCTATTGTTGCTTAGCTCCTGCTGAGTATTACAAGCTCGTTCAAGAAACCAGCGTTATCAACCGCGACTGGGGCGGCCAAGGTGCTTATGCCGACGGTACCGTACTGAAGGTAGCTGGCATCGACATCATCAAGTCCAACCACCTGCCTACCACTAACCGCACTGCGGTAACTGGGGAGAACAACGCTTACGATGCTGACTACACCAAGTCAGTAGCGTTGGTATGGAACCCTGGTGCAGCTGGCACGGTTAAGTTGATGGATCTGAAGATGGAAACCACTGGTGGTGATGTTCATGCTCTATGGCAAGGTACCTTTATGGTTGCTTCCATGGCATGTGGCACCGGGATCTTGCGTCCCGACTGCGCTATTGAAATTCACACCGATGTAAGCTGACCCCAACAGGGATTACTTACGGCACAATGGGGGCACCATAGCCCCCATTTCTTTTGGAGTAACACCATGACAATGGCTCGCACTAGCTTTTTAGAAGCAGTCAATCGAGTATTGCAAATGATGGGGGAGGCCCCAATCAATAGCCTTAATGGGCAGTATGGTTTAGCCCTGCAAGCTCAAGATTCATTGAACGACGTCAGTCGTAAGCTGCAATCAGAAGGCTGGTCGTTTAATACTGATCGTGAAAAGCTATTGCAACGCAACGCATCAACTAATGAAATTGCTGTTGGCCCTAACATCAGCCGGGTAGTGATAGATGCTTACCGTTACCCAGCACTTGATATAGTCCAACGTGGCGGCAAGCTATACGACAGGTTCAATAACACCTATGTGTTCGACCAAGATCTATATGTAGATATGACCATCATCCTTGAGTGGGAAGAATTACCTGAACATGCCCGGCAGTACATCACTATCAAGGCTGGCCGTCAGCTACAGGAAGCTATCCTCGGTAGCGTAGATCTGACTAAGATAAACCTGACAGCAGAGATGGAGGCTAAGGCCCTGTTCCTGGACGAGGAGACTGTCGTCAACGACCACAGCATGTTACGTGGCAATCCCAACCATAGTGGTGTCACAATGGCGTATATGCCTAGCAGAGCCCTTCGCCGTCAATAGTCATGCCACTGATCAGCAGCTCTATTCCTAACCTGATCAATGGTGTTAGCCAGCAACCAGCTGCACTACGGCTGGCGTCACAAGCTGAAACTGTAGTCAACTGTTTACCAAGTCCAGTAGAAGGGTTAAAGAAACGGCCACCGTGTTACCACATCGCCAAGCTGTTTGCTGGTAGTGCAGGAGCTGGTCGTCCTTTCACCCATATCGTTGATCGTGATGGCACAATTAAATACTTGGTAATGATCCAAGATGCCACACTAAAAGTATTTGGTTTAGATGGTTCTGTTAAAACTGTTACTGCTGCAGGTGGTTTTAGTTATCTTGATATAACAGGTGAACCCAGTCAGGTATTCCGTGTTGCTTCTGTTGCTGACTATACCTTCATTGTAAATCGTGAAAAGACAGTAGCGATGTCAGCCTCAACATCCCCTGATTGGGGCACCAAAAGCATGGTGTTTATTAAGACTGCTGACTATGCAACTACCTATAGCATTACAGTTAATAGCGTAACCGTAAGTGACACTACCGCTAATAGTGGAGGCAGTGTACCTAGCAACGTAACTATTGCCACTAACTTAGCTGCTAGCTTAAATGCTAACGCTACTTTTAATGCTTCATTTGTAGCGACCCAAACTGATTACATTGTGCGCATTACTAAAAACGACGGTGGTGCATATACCTTGTCGTCTAAAGATACACGCAATGGCGCCATGACCGTAGCTATCAAAGGCACTGTTGATACCTTGACAGACTTACCAGTTATTGCTGAGCATGGCTTTACGGTAAAGATTTTAGGCAGTAAAGCTACGGGCCTTGATGATTACTACGTTAAGTTTGAAACCAATACTGGCAGTGGCTTTGGCCATGGCATCTGGAGGGAGACAGTAGCACCTGGCATTCCTTATCTATTTGATGCAGCAACTATGCCGCATGTATTGATCCGTAATTCCAATGACACTTTTACTTTCCAACAATTTACTTGGGCTGGCCGGGTAGCAGGGGATGCCTTAACCGCTCCTGATCCTAGTTTTATTGGCAGCAAGATCCAGAATTTACAGCTATTCAGGAACCGCTTAGTATTCCTGGCTGATGAGAATGTAATCCTATCGGCTACTGATTCCTACGATCGCTTCTTCCCTGAAACCGTACAAACTATTGTCGATAGTGACCCTATTGATATTGCGACTGGTGGCCAAGAAATCAATTTCTTAGTTAGCAGCCTAGCTTTTGCTAACTCCCTGCTGCTATTTAGTAGGCACAGTCAGTTTCGTTTAGATACAGGCAACGTAGCTGCAGCTTTAACACCAAAGACAGCCAGCATTGCTGCCCTTACTACCTTCGAGATGGTAGATACGGTAGACCCTGTTGCTGTAGGTCGTACTATTTTCTTTGCTGTACCCAAGGGCGACTTCAGTGGTGTAAGGGAGTTCTTCTTGCCTGACAGCAGCGGCCCTGTTCCAATATCAGAAGAAGTAACATCCCCAATCCCTCGGTTTATTCCTGATGCTTTGGCATCTATGACTGCAACTGTGTCAGAAGAAGGGCTAGTGCTACTTAGTAAAGACGAGCCCAGAAGGATATACCTCTATAAATTCTTTTTCCAAGACGACACCAAGCTGCAATCATCCTGGTCGTATTGGGAGCTGGAAGGTGTTAAGACTATTGTTGGCGTTGATATTCTTGATAGCGACTTATACCTAACCATTGAATACGCTGATGGTGTTTACCTAGAGCGTGTCGCCCTGCGCCCTGAAACCGTAGACCTTAACACCAACATTGAATTATTGGTAGACCGCAAGACAACAGAAGCCAGCTGCACTGTGGCTTTAACAAACCCTGCTGGCCTTGATGTGCAATCAACCATTACGTTGCCATACCCAATCAACAACACCAGTTCAATGGCTGTAGTGGGCCGCTACTACGCTGGTAATACCATGTTGCATGGCCAGGTACTGATACCAATTAGCCAAACTTTGGCTGGTGGTGCTGGTGGTAATGGCACCTTAGTTGTAAGGGGCAACCTTACTGCAGCTAAGTTTTACGTTGGTGAATTGTACGACCTGCTGTATGAGTTCAGCACTCAATACATCAAGGAGCAGCCGCCTGGTGGTGGTATGACTATAGCTGCTGGCCCTAAATTGCAGTTGCGCACTTGGACTATGATCTTTGATAAGACTTCAGCTTTTGAAATCAAGATCACACCACGAGGTAGAGACACTAATACTTACCCCTATAACGCTATTACCCCTGGTGACGCTTCCTTGCTAGGTTCCCCTGGCATCAAGACCAACAGGTTCCGAGTGCCAGTAATGACTGAAAATCTAAATGCTGTTATCCAATTGGCAAGCAACAGCCCACTACCATGTCGATTCCAGTCAGCTGAGTGGGAGGGCTGGTATCACACCAGAGCAACACGGTTATGATCAGACCTACTAAACCCAGTGATATACCTTGGATAGCCGATCGGATGCGATTAGCTGACGTCGCTGAACTACAAGCTAGCTGCGGCCTTGACCCTAAATATGCGCTGCTGCAAAGCTTCCTAATTAGCAAACCATGTATGACAATGGTGTCACGTACAGGGGAGCCGTTAGCTATGGGGGGTGTAGCACCGGATGAATTGAACGACCGGGTGGGTCGTATATGGCTATTGGGTACTAATGCCATGGTGGAAGATCCAGCTAATAAGACTGGCTTCTTGCGTAACTGCAGGTCTTGGGTGGCTGCTATGCACCGTGAGTACGACCTGCTGTGGAACTGCATGGATGCCCGTAATGCAGTACACCAAAAATGGTTGGAGTGGATGGGGTTTACCTTTATCGCAAAACGGCCAAACTATGGAACAGAAGGTCGATTATTCCTGGAGTTCTGCAAGGTGAACCATGTGTGATCCAACTGGAGGTGTAGCTACGGGCTTTGCCCTCTTAAGTGGTGGCCTTGGCATAGCTCAATCTATAGGTGGCTACCAGCAGGCACAGCAAAATACAGCATACGCTAATGCCCAAGCTGAGCAGCAATATCAATACCAACAACAGCAAGCTAATGCTGCCCGTAACTATGAGCAGCTCCGTTACAACCAGCAGCAAGCATTGATGCGTCAGACACGGTTATTAGCTGACAATGCTTATGCCGATGAAATCTCACAAATCAACCTACGGTTAATGCAAGAGCAGGAAGCATCTGCTCAGCAAAAACAAAAGGCAGCAAGGGAAGGTTTACAAGCTAGGGGTGCAGTTGTAGCTGGTGGTCGTGTTGGTAATACTATTGATGCTTTGGTTGCTGATTACCAAAGGCAGCAAGCTCAGTTTGATTATGCGACAGAACGGAACCTAGCATTTACGACAATGCAAATGCAGGAAGCTAAGCGTGGTTCTGCTGCTACTAGAGGTTCACGGATTGCTAGCCAGCAGGAATACATCAAGCAGGAAACACTCGATCCACTTAAACCAATGAAGCAAGCAGCACCAAGCGCCATGCCGTTTATCCTGCAAGGGGCAGGATCAGTATTGCAGGCGGCTGGCGGTTTTGAATCTGCTGTTTACAGGCACAAGTCTCTCAACACTTCTAAGACCTCTGGTAGATAAATGGCAAAACTCAGCACTGGTCAAGCCTACGGCACCACTAGCCGCACTACCTCCCCAAGGTTGTTAGGTGGTGAAGCACAAATAGCTAGTGGTAACCCCTTAGCACAAGCAGAACTTGGCCAGCCTGGGCTTCAACCACAAGCCTCACCAGTTAGTACATTCCAGCAGCCAGGTGCACCTACCCTTGGTGGCCCCTTGCGGATGTTTGAACCGCCAGCACTGCCAAGACCTAGCCAAGACCTAGCTAACCTAGCTGAGGCGCTATCTGGTTTTAATAAAAACCTGCAGCAATACGCCACTTCTATGGAAGAAGTGCGGTTGTATAAAGACGCGGCAGCTAAAGAAGAAGGGAAAGTACTTGGCCAATCATTAGCGTCGAAATATCCAGGCGAGGACTGGATGGCTATACAAAATAGATACTCCAAAGACCCCACTCCAGAAGGCCAACTCGCATACCAGAAATTTAGAAGTTTGAATCCTGGTATTAAGCGGGCAGCAGAACAATATATGCAAGAGGGAGCTGCTGCACAAGCAATTCTTACAGCAAAAAGTAGATGGGACTTGATGAAAATGATACCAACTACAGATGCAGACGGGAACCAAACAATGGTAGACCGGTCAACTTTACCTTCAGGTCACCCTGACGTACTTAAAGCCATGCAAGGGCTAGTCCCCATGCCAACAAACCCTACCGCTCTTGCAAATGTAGTACCAAAAATACAAGCACTTTACACTCAGTTAATGCCAGTGCATGACCAAGAAGTTGGTGATCGAAAACTTCAATTTTATACAGCTGGTGCGCATTCAAAAATAGAATCTTTTATAAAAGACCCAAGCCTTTCAATAGAAAACAAAACAGAACAGTTTGGGTTAGTTCTTAATGAAGCCTACAGAAATGTAGGGTCTAAAGACTATCAAAAATTTATAAGCAGTTTGCCTGAAATGCTTATAAATTACATAAATGTTGGCAATCCAGCGACTAAGAGTTCTAGACAACAAGAAGCAATTGCATTAATGCAAAGGACTCCTGCTGGCAGTGGGATTCCTGGCGACACAATAAGCACACGCCTTGGCGAGAAAGGTGGATTGACGGGGGCCTTAAATTTATTACGCCAAGCTATGAAAGATGCAAAAGAAGATAGGGGCCTTGAGGAAGATCAACAAATCCAAGCAGGCAAAGCGACAGGTGATCAATTAGTAAAAGACTATGATTTGCGAAATCCAAATGCTGATCCTTTAGCGCGGGAAACAAATGCGCAGCAAGCTCGGCTTAAAGCATTGAGAATACCTGACTTAAATCAAAGGCAAGCAGCTTTAACAACAATTGACAACGCTCAAAAAGAGTTGGAAAAAGCTGTCGATGAGCCCAGAAATATTACGCTAACCCGCGCAATAGGGCAAATTAGCAGAACGATTGCTAATCCTCAGGACAAAATGAATGCTCTTAATAAAATAATAGCGGATAACCCGACTCTTCCTTCTTCGGCTTATATCACTGCTTACGGCAATGTCGAAAGAGAGCTGCTTAGGGTTCAGGAACCGGGGCTACAAGCAATTAACCAGTCTATAAAAACCGTTATAGATAAGCGGCAAAAAGTTCTTGAGCAAGGCGGGCTTTCAAGAGAAGAGAGCGACAGTTTAATACAAACTAAATTACGAATGAGGCAAGGCCTTTACCAGATAGAGCTACAAGGCCAAAAAAATGGACTAAGCCTTGATGCAATTCAACAGCAAAAGTTAAATTACGTGCAAAATGAAGGCAAGAAATTAGACGCAGCTATAGACAAAGCTGCTGCTGGCAGTAGCGAGC